GCAATTTTAAACTTTATATTAAATAATAATAATTTTTATTGTTTTAGAAATTTAAAACACAATAATCTGGTTGAACTGTCATGGTAATATTTTGTGCTGTATCAGCTGTATCCCAATTATATTCACCAAAGTTTGCATCTACTATTAATGCTCCTTTAATAATCCATTCTGATACTACATCCCCTACAGGACCTAATACATTGAATGTTAAATCTTTCTTATAGAAATCACTATAACCATCTCTACCAGTTACTGATTCATGATGTAATCTAACCCATTCCATTACTGATTGTGCACCAGATGGAGTAATTGGATCAAATAATGTAAACTGAATAGTACCCCAAGTAGTTTTACCTTTTACATAACGTTGAACGTTAATATGATTTAAAGGTACTGTTCCATTGGTTACAGTTACAGCCCCAACAGCTTTTACAGTGTATGATGGAATTCCATCCATATACATTATAAACCTATTTGCTTGTTTTGGTTCAAATGCTGTGAAAAATATTTCGTTTGGATCTAATACTGCCATTTTTTTATTTTATTTTATTATAAATATTTATCTTTTTATTTTTTATACCGGAAATGTAGCTCCTGTTGGTAATACATTGAAATCTAAAACAATAAATTCAGCTGTTTTCGATGGTTGTAAATAGATTTGACCTATTAATTGGTTTCTATCGATTACATCTGGTGTATTATTTGTATCATCCATTACTACTTTAAAAGCATACAAACCTTGTCTTTGTTGTACTGATTCTAAATATGGGTTAACTTGTGTTAAGAAGTTATTTCTAGTTGCTATGGTGTTTTGATCAAATACCAATGTATTTGAAACTTGTGAAATATAGCTTTTAAGAGCAATTAGTAATCTTCTTACATTTACACGATCTAAAGCACTTGCTTTTTTCTGTAATGTTTTCTGACCAAATACTACAACTCCACTTTGTGGGAATGTAGCTATTGGATTTACATTTGCTTCATATAAAGTATCTCTGTTTCCAGAAGTTAATTTTCTTTCAGCTTTTATTACTTGACCTAATCCACCTCTAGTTAAACCTGCTGGTGCGAACCATGGGTCTGAAGATGCGTCAGTATAAGCAAAAACTCCAGGAATCAATGCAGATGGTGGAGCCCAAACTGTTTTACCAGTATCTGCGTCAAGTAACTGTAACCATGGCCAGTAAGTGGCAGCATATGAACTATCAAATCCACTTGCTTGGTTAGTAACACCACCTATAAGTGAGTTATATGCTCTTAAATCTACTACTGCTAAACAATCTTGTCGTTTTTCAGCAGTTGTAATTAATAAATTAACTGCTGATGGGTGTAATTGATGAATTAATCCTGGTGCTGATAATATATTAAACTGGTAGTTATCCTTATTGCTTAATAAATTAATTGCTGCCGTATAATCATCAGCTGTTATACCTTGAGTATTGTTAGCTGTAATGTTTTCGTTAAATTTAGCTGGGACTCCCCCTCCAAATAAATCTCCTTCACCACCACTAAATGTTCCTTCTCCTACATTTGGTAAACTTGCTGTATATTGAATTTTTGCTGTACCTGTATTATCAAAATAATTTGGTGTAGGTGCATTTACAGCCGACACATAAACATATCTACTTTTATTAGTATAGTTACCATTTTCATTTAGATAATAATCTCCATTATCATCAACAATTTGACCATAATAGCTATTACCAATTACATTTTCTATATAATTAGCAGATAATGGATCTAAAGATACATTAGCAAATGTTTCTAATACTGTCTTTTGATTAGTTTTATCATCTCCACGACGTATAGCTATACTAAATACTCCAGATGAAGTATTAGCGTTTGTTATTTCCCATCTTATGTTATCAGATGTTCCATTTTCTAAAGCACCTCCTGATAAAATTGATCCTGTACTATTTAATATTTCTCCTTTAGATATAGTACTTAAAACAAATGGGGTTTGATTTTCTATGTTATCGTCTTCTAATGTAATTCTTAAATCAATACCTGCTCCTCCTCCTGGGATGCTTGATCCTAATGAAGATGTTGAAAATACGATTACATCTCCGCTTACATATCCTG